TTCTCGCCAGGCGCCAGCTTTTCGACCATCCCCGGCGTGAGCTCGAGCTCCTGGGTGCCGTCGTCCTGCTCCTCGCCGATATCGGTTTCGGGAGACTCGATCGTCCCCATGTAGGCGGCGGCGCCGCGGGCGGCAATGATCTCCGCTTCGGTGTAGCCGTCGATGTCGTTCAGTTTGCGCACCACCGCGTGCATCCACGGCTCGCCGCGCGTCTGCGGCCAGCGGTCGATCAGCCGCAGGTGGATAATCTGGTCGGCCGGCACCCGCTCCAGCCGATCGGTGATCCCCGGCCGCAGGTACGACTCGCCCGGATGGCGAGCGCGGATCCAGTAGGCGATCGGCCGGTAGAACTCGTCGACCTCCACACCCATGCGGACGATGCCCTGGACGCCGCGCGGCTGCTCGACGCCGAAACTGAACTCGTCGGCCAAGCGCTCGGCCTCGATCAGTTCGAGCGTGAACGGCACTCGCGAACCGCCGAACGGCCGGTAGTGCTTGCGAATGAATACCTCGCCGGCCTCGAATACCTGGCCCATCGCGGCCCGCTCGAGGGCGGCGAAGGCAAGCGCGCCGCCGGTGTGGCAGGAGTCGGCGCGCGCCCATTCGCACCAAGCGTCCTCGATGGCGACGTTCACCGCGTCGTATAGCCGGCCGCGGCTCGACTCGACTTGCGCCTGCATGCCGATCCCGGAGCCGACGACGTTGGAGACGACCACGACCCGGGCGCGCTTGGCGAACGCTGCGTCGCGGGCAAGTGCCCGAGAGCGCGAGCGCAGCGCGGCAAGCGAGGAGACGAGTTCCGAGTCGGCGCTGGTATTGCTGGTCGTCCAGCCGGCAGTGAGCCGCGATGCCTGCGCGGCATGGTAGGCGCGCTTGCCGGCGAAGTGAACGACGCGCACACGGCTATCCGCCGGCGGCGCAGCCGACGGCACGCTGCCGCCGATCCAGCGCGCGATGGTGCCGCGCCAGTCACGCACGGCCGAACCTCAGATAGAGCCGTCGCATACCGTTCCTGTTGCCGGCCGCCGCCGCCTCTTCGCGGGCGACCTCGGCTTTGTAGATGTCGCGAAACTTCAGCAGCTCGGCAATCGGCGTGCGCTGCAACGAGCGGCCGGCGATCGCCATCGACTCCTGATCCTTGGTCGCGCGGCGCTCGATCACTGCCTCGATCGCCTCGAGCACGGTGCGCGCATGGGTGCGTAGGCTCGCCTCGCTCGCCGCCTGCAGGTCGAGCTTCACTTCGACCAGCCCGGACTCGACGCGGTACTTGGTCGCGCCGGAGACCGCGTAGCTCGCCCACTGGTACTTGCCGGCCGTCCACAGCGCGGTCGTCGCTGCGGCCACGCTCACCGAGTGCGTGTCGCCGGAAGCGCTGGCAGTGATGACGTGCCGCTGCGTCGTGTTGACCCAGTAGTAGGTCAACGTGTAGGTCGACGCCGGATAGTCGGTGAGGTCCTTTGTCCAAGCGACCGTCGTCCCAGCGTAGACGAGCGTCGGCTCGGTGTCGGGAATCTCGATGGTCATTGTCGTGTCACCATGCCCCCACCCAACCGCCGCGCCGACGTGGCTGTGTCCGCGCTAGCGCCTTCGCCTGCGTGCGCAGCGTGCCAGGCGCCGGCCGCTCTACCGCCGTCGGCAACTGTGGTTCCGCCGCCGTTTCCTGCGGCTCTGCTGCCGCCTTCTGCCGTCGCACCGCGAGGCGCCGCCACTGCACGTTGAGCGAGCAGAGCGCCGCGTAGGCGTAGACCCGGCAGTCGAGCGGCTCGTTGCGCACGCCGCTGCGGCGGATCCACTCGCGCACCGGAAAGCCCTTGTGGTAACGGGTGCGCACCACTTCGCTCGCCAGGCCGGCGAAATACTGATCGTCGCGGCCTTTCGGGAAATGGCAGAAGCCCGGTCCCGGCGTGCGCAGCTTCAGTTGCGAGTAGATCTGCTGCTTGGCGGCATCGACGCCGATCGCGAACAAGTTGACCTTGCCGACGTTGCTGCGGTTGGACGTCTTCGGCCACACCGGCCGACCACCGCCGGCCATGCCCTTGATCGCGAATACCCGTTGCCGGTAGCGACCGCGGACGAAGTTGTAGACCGCCCCGGTGTGGTGGCCGCCGGAGTCGATACAGGCCGCCGCCGGCTTGTGCTCGGCCAGGTAGGCCGCCAGTTGCTCCCAGAGCGCCGGCCCGGCCGGGTCGCCGAACAGCACGCGGTAGTCCAGACTCCACGACTCCTCGCGGTCGCCCCAGCCGACCAGCTCCATTTCGAGCCGGTCGTCCTGGACGTCGATGCCGATCGTGGTCAGCAGCACCGGCTCGGGAACGCCGTCCCAAGTCTCGGCGCGCTCGGCCAATCCCGTCTCGTCGAGCCGCTCGGCGTCCTCTTCGTAGGACTCGCCGAGCGTGGTATTCGTCCACGCCCGGATGCGCTCCGAGCTCCGCGACGCTTTCGCGTCAACGCAGGCGCGCGCCATCTCGGCAAGCCGCGACCACGGCGAATAGAGCTCCGACAGCGCGAAGCCCGCGATGCCGGCGAACGCGCGCTCGGCGCGCCACTCGCCGCGGCCGATCGCCTCCAGCCGATCGCCGTCGTTCCACACCGCGCCGCAGTGCTCGCAGAGGTAGCGGGCGGTGTCCGGCCGATTCTCCTCCCAGCGCACCTGTCGCCAGGCGAGTACCTGATGCTCGCCGCAGTGCGGACACGGCACCCAGAAGCGGCGCTGGTCCGACTCCTCGTAGGCTTCGTCGATCCGGCTGGCGCCCTTTACCGTCGGCGTGCTGGTAAGGACGAGTTTACGTGCGGAAAATGTCTTAGACCTCGCCTTCGCCAGCGTCACTGGATCGCCCTCGGCGCCAGCGCTCGGCGGATACCGATCAACCTCATCGAGCAGCACTACCCGCACCGGCCGCGAAGCGAGACTCGCTGGAGAATTAGCGCCTGCCAACGTCAAATGTCCGCCGGGAAAACTCTTGTGGAGTAGCGTATTTTTTCGATCGTCCTTTTCAATTCTCGCCGATAACGCTGCCGTGTCTCTGATCATCGGCGCTATGCGATCTTTGGAAATCGTCTCCGCCATCTCGAGCGTCGGTTGTATCAATAAAATCGGCGATGGATCCTGTGCAACATAAAAACCGATGGCGTTTAACAAAATCTCGGTCTTTCCAACCTGAGCGCTCGACCGGACGACTACGGTATGCGTATCCGGATCGCCGATTGCGTCTAGTATCGAACGCTGATATTCAGCGCGGCTCGTCCGCCATCTTCCTATTTCCGCGCTCGCTTCCCCGCTCAGTCGGCGGAATTGATCCGCCCACTCGCTGATCGTCAGCCTCGGCGGCGGTTTCGCTGCCCTGAGTGGCGATATCAAATCGGCGTCGAACATCGGCCGCGATGGCGTCTCCTGCAATTTCTTCCAGTGCCTCATGTACCAAATCGGTGAGCGCGTCCTGCACTTTGGCGACTCGCGACGGATCGCCGGCGACATGAATCGCCGCCTTTGTTGGCAATGCCATCATCAGCGATCGCATGGCAAGCACCATCGATTCCCAGTGCCTTTTTGCGACGTTGCGATCTATAAGCGATCCGCGGAGCGCGCCGAGCTCAATCTCTGTTTTATCGGCCTGTAGTCTTGTCAGCCGATCCTTCGGAGACTCGATGCCGCCGTTTGCCAGGTGGGCAAACACCCTGGACATTCGGTACTTGCGCGACTGCCGGCCGTTGTCGGCGGTATCAACCGCGTCCGGCTCAAGCCCTTCTAAATCCTTTGCAAGAGTACGGCGGTCCTTATCTAGCTCGACGGCTAGGCCGCTGATCGTCCAAAGTTGTGCCTGCATCAGAACGCGAGGCCAAGCGTCTGCTGAGTTGTAGCGGCGCCAAACCGTTTCACGTACAACTTACGGAACCGCTCAGCGTTTGGCTCGCGCAGCCGAGATTCCCACTCGCTCGGCATCCTGTCCCGTTTTGCGAGGTTGCAACTTCTACAGCACACGATCACGTTTACTAGCGAATGCGCGCCGCCTCGTGCCACCGGAACGATGTGGTCGAGCGCTTTGTTTCGGCCATCTAACGCTCCGTCACAATATGGGCATTTCCGCGCAGTGGCGAACATTTGCCGTAATACCGCAGCCGTCAAAGTTCCATCCGCCGACGATACGAGGCGCGCATATCTGCGCTCGTTGTACTTGTCCGCCGCCGCTGGGTTCGCGTGTTTGTAACGCTGCTGACGTTCTCTCTCGCGCGAGCGGAAGTCGATATTTTGCTTGTACCGCGCTGCATATGATTCGGCAGGTCGCGCCTTCTGCCACAAAGAAACATGTGTTGCCGGATTGGCGGTGCGCGCTTTAGCTAGGCGGCGCAGTTCCCGCGTCTCTTGTTTCCACCACGCCGCCGCGATTCTAGATGCGGCGTCTTTAGCGATTAGTTGCCTTCCCGCTGCCGCCGCTTTCCGACGCCGATATGACCGCTTGTACTCGATTCTTTGCTCACGCCGCTTCGCTTGGCGCTGTTGCTTGGTTAGGTGTTCGCGTTTTCGTTTGCAGTCAATGCAGGTGTGCTCTCGCCCATCGAACCGCGTTGGCGACTTCCAGTACGCCGATAGCGGCTTTTCTTGCCTGCATTTTTTGCACGGCTTTTCAAGCCAACAAACTAGCCGTTTTGCGCCCTGCCCTAACGCGACATTGTTTAATTGTAGATTGAGGCGGCGGTCGGCTTCTATGCGCGACCGCTTCGGCCCTGCGATTGCCGCTTGGTATGCGGCCGCGCAGCTTTTACATATCGACTGCCGACCATCAGAAGCCCGGAGGCGTAGGGAAAAATCATCTAATGGTTTGGTGATTCCGCATTTGGTGCAAGGCTTTTCAAGCCAACACACCAAACTGCTGCGCCTATCTGCCGTTCCAGACTGGCTTACTCGCATAAAGTGGAGGCGCCAGCGTCAAGCCACATTCCGTTGTATTTCGCGTCGTTTTCGCCTC